CCTCGATTGGAAAGGTTAGAGCTGACCCCATAGACGCGAACTTGGCCAGGCGAATTACGCCATGACCAGGCACATCAGCCTTCCGGCTTCTGCATGCATCTACGGCCTCACGCAAGTGAGGCCAGTAGTGCAAGAGATTCCGTACATGCTGATTCGAGACACGATCGGATGCTTCGCTAAGATCTAGCGTAGCGAGTCTTCCATTGCTGGAAGAACTCTGGGCAAGTCTTCGATTCGAAGACTGATCAACCCAATCCACCAGCTTCCAAGCGGTTCGATTCTTGGAAAACTGGTCCGTGAGACTGTGGCGGAGACCCTGTTGCATATACTGCATACAGGTAGGCTCTTCCGCAATCACGCGGGGTGACTTGAGCGTCTTAGGAACAAGAATGACCTTTACAGGTCTTTCTTGTTCCGGGGCGAGGAGAGCAGGGAAGATGTTGGAGAATGGTTCGCTGGCTTGTTTGACAGCGTCCATTCCCTCATCTCCTCGGTGAGGCCGCACGTTGGGCAGTAGAGCTTCCCAGTGAGGGAAGATTCTGTCCAATCGTGTGGTCCATTCTGCCTGATCATACTTAGAGTTTCCTCTGAGTCGATCGGCAGTTGCACCGGCGCTGTGGCTGGGGACGATGTCCCCGTAGTAGACCTCTCGGTCGACTCCGGAAAAAACTCCGGCCCATAGCAACACACTGATCCGACGAAAACGCGCGGTAAGAACGGTTGTTCCCAACGCGGAGTTGTACGTCTTGTCATTGTGCCTGACCTCCTTCTCGATCTCGATGTACCCTGACAACGCCTTCTTGTCCCTGCGTTCGGTAGCAGGGACCTCTATCTTTGCCCACATCAGAGTGATCTGACGTACGGCACGGATACAGGCAATGTCCGGGTTATCGAGAAGACGACCCGAACCAGTGTCGAACACACGGCGAAGGAAACCCCCTAGAAATAGGGGGAGACCCCCACGTCGCTGGAAACCAGCGAAGTGGTCGGAGCCTACGAATCCTTGGTCCAAGGCCTTTTGGAGGTCTGAACCAAAGTTCGCAAGGGTAATCCCTAAGAAGGAGAACCCCTCATGTTCGACACGACTCGCGATCGTTTTGAGATCGCGAGCGGTGCTAGTGCAGCACTCGTCCTCAAGATCTTTGAGGACGTACTGCGCGAGAGTGATCAGTCTTTTCACTGTGCCTGCCTTAAGGTAGGTCGCAGATGCTCAGCACTGATGACTTTCAGACTGGAGTGGATGCCATTCCTTCTAGGATATGGCAGAGCGCGCTCCCGAACGCCACAAGGACGCCCGCGCATAGAACGTACCACTGCGAGGGGATTTTAATTCCCTTACAGAGGAACGCTTCTTCATGTCTGGGTGACATGCGTCAGTTCTCACCACCAAGGAACTTGGTGATGAGAGCACCCGACGAGGCCTGCAGTTGGGCAAGAAACCCATCTACAACCTGCTTCTGTTCGGCGACGCTGTAGCCCACCGGGGGAACATCCGCCACGACGTAAAACGTCATGGAATACGGAGTGTTCACCGCGGGGACCAGAGGGTCGGGAACGATCTTCGAGTGCTGAATTCGCCAAGTCCGACGGTTACGCTTACCATAAGCGTGACTGACGGTCTCGGTGACGGTCGCATCAGCGGACTTGTAAGCCCCCTGATTGACGCCAGACGCTACTCGCGGAAGCGAGATAGCGACCGAATTGATAGTGACGGACTGCGGATCTGAAAACATAGTGCGACTCTCTCACAGTAGAGAGATCTCCCTGGTTGGAAGATCTCGGATGCCTTCTCAAGCCCAGCCTTTACAGGGTCTTGAGTGACTGAGGGGACTTGGTATAACCAAGTGCCCCCAGGATCGCCCACTGCCTGGCGCTAAAACTACCAGGCACAAGCGAGAATCCGAAGGGTGAAGCCTTGATACGTTGCTTCCGCTGGGTGCGGAAGATCGTAGTACAAGGCCGGCTAGTACCATCATTTAATCTGATGTTACTAACCGTTACGGAGTGATCGATGGTCGTAGTGGCCATCAGATATCCGTACTTCATCACAAGCCCGTCTGCACTCAGACGCTCAGCATTGGCGATGTTTGTGCCAATGTTAAGATTCCAGTCGACGAGCCAGCTCCATGGTTGGAGGTTCCACAGGACCTCAGGTGTAACCTGAGTTCCGAACAGGTAGTTAAACTCCTGTTCTCTTCTCGCACGGTCTATCCCCTTTGTATCTGGAGGTAGATAGTACGTGAAGCCCCCTGTGAACCAGATATCTGTGGTTTTAATCACAGACTCCTTCCAACTTCCAAACCTGCCCCCTGGCATGAAACCACTACTTTGCATGTACGACGACGCACTGGAGGGAACTACTCCTCCAATAGTCGGCGCACCATCGTAGATGGTCTCTCTGATCAGGGGAAAGTGGAAACCCCGGCGAACAAGTTTGCCGGAGTTGCGGCGGTACGAATCTAACAAATCCTCTGAATCGAGGATATTTGTTAGAGTCGTACGTAGATCGCTGATGATCGGTCTAAGACCGAACTGCCAGTTCAGGTACTCGTCAGCAACGACGGAACCCCCGGTTGAAATGGGGGACCTATCGAAACCTGAAGTACCAGGAACAAGATTGCGGCGTTGACCTCTTCGCCTTTTTGGCCTCTTTCGGGGAGCAAAGCTACCCGTTGGAAGAGGCACAGGCTTGATGATCGAACGACCGCGCTCGGCATGTTTAAGTAGAGCAGCACCCGTAATACGGGCGCCCTCAGACTTAAACTCAGCAAGATCAACCGCGAGATTCACGAGAGGATGCGTAGGTGCACAGGCTGCAATAGCCGCGGGACCATAGTACGCTGAATTAACAGACGATACTGTGTTCCAAGCACCATACGCGCCGTACGAGGGAACATCCGCGATGAGCGGGCCCTTGTAACGATACGTAGTACCTGCCGTGGTCCATGAATGGTCCAAGGTTGGGGTACAAATCAACGACTTTGACGTTGTGTCAAACTCGTGACCCGTATCGTACTCACTCTGAGAAGAGTAGTGTTCAAAGTCATTCTTGAGGTAGGCAAACTCTGCCCCCACATTACTGACTCCGAACAACTCTTCTTCTTGTGAGTCTGTCCTTCCGATGACTCTCCTACCGGTTCGATAACCGGTAGTCACTTGAACAGGTGCAGCGACACCAATAGCGTCTGTCGGCAACACACCTCGTGTTGTCGGCTCTTGGTTGACTCCATTCACAAACGTATTACAACGTTGTGTGCCTGGGGTCTCCCTGCTATCGGTGACGTTGACCATGGATGCTCCACTTCGGTGGTAGCATGGAACTGGATTGTCCCATGCGCAGAGCACCCCAGGGCATTTCCTCCCTGGGGTGTAGTGCTAACAAACTGAGTCCGGAAGATTCGTACTTCCGATGTCCCGTGCTTAGGCACCCATTACTGGGTAGGCCATAGAACGTGACACTTACAGGCGATTAAGCCGACTCAGACGCTAGCACCAGGCGGGGGCCTTAT